AAGAAGATTGGCGATGGTTCGGGCGGAACGTCGAATGATAGTTACACGCTCAGTGGTGGGATTTTCGCTAGGGCCGTGGACGTGACCTCGAACGTGGAAGGCGATACGGAGCAAGGGAGTTCCGTGTGGCGTTTCAAATTCGCGAAGGTTGTTCGCACGATTGGTTAGTAACTAAGCGAGGTGGATTATGGGATATGAAATCAGTCTTCCGTCGGGTGCAAAGCTAAAGGTGAATGAAGCACCTTTTTCCGAGGCAAATCGGCTACTAAAAGTCTGTGCTAATGAATTAGCAGAAATTAAATTAGGCGGCCCATGGCAAAATGACCTTGACCTAATAAAAGATTTACTTTGTATGGCCGTTGGCTCGACACGCATTGAAGCGGCCGCATGGCCTTGCATGAGACGGTGTTTATACACCGGCGTCAAAATTGACGACGGCACATTTGAAGCGGAGGACGCCCGCCAAGATTATTTACCCGTGCTTGCGGAGATGATTAAGGCAAACGTCCTCCCTTTTACCAAAGGCCTATCTTGGAAGTGGGTGAAGGATACGGCCATGATGCTGAGAAATATCCAAAAGTCACCCAACACAACGACAGAAACGGAGACGACGACCGAGTAATTTTCTTTCGGTTAGTGAAGGGTGGCTACGGAAATTATTTTGAAGTGCAGAACATGACGATGCACGAAGTAACGCAGGCCTTGCATTTTGAAAGTTTTTTGAGCGAGTACGTGAAGGCCTACGGCGAGTTGAACAGAGAAAAGAAATGAGCGATCAGGGCAGCGAAGAATTACTTATCCGCATATTAGTTAGCGGGGCCAAGGAGGCCAGGAAGGAACTAAGTTCTGTCCGTTCCGACGTGCGGAGCTTTGGCCAAATGCTCAAGCGGCTCGGGTTATCTACGGGCGGGTTCCTCGCATTTAAGAAGATCGCACAAGACGCGGGTGACTTTGGCCTTTCCATGTCGCTGCTTAGTACCCGCACCGGAATCGCCACCCAAACGTTTCAGAAATTTGCTTATGCAGGGGAAATGGTAGGTATCAAGTCTGAAGAGACGATGGCCACCTTAAGTTCCTTACAGAAGCAGATGGATCAATTCTCCATCAAAGGTGAAGGGCCGGAATGGATTAACGAATTAGCGGCCAACACTAATCTTGATTATGATCGTATCCGCGATACTGTCTATATGTTCCGCAAGTTGCAACAATATGCAACTGACCCGCGAATCAATGGGATGCGGAAACGTCTCGTCTTAGAATCGTTTGGTCTTAGCGACCGCATGATCGCCGCCTTGATGAAAGGTTCCTTCAACCTGCGGTCGATGAATCAAACGAACTTTCTTTCTAATCAACATATTGGCGATTTAAAAGAAATGGGCGGGGAATGGCACAAGTTCACCGCGAACTTCTCCAACGTAGTAAATAAATTCGCCGCCGTGTTTATGTCACGGCCGGTAACGGATTTCCTGAAAGGCCTTAACACTTTCACTGATAGCTTTAGTAAATGGCTCGATGATGCAGACAGCGTGTTTGGCGATATTGGAGAAGGATTTGATAGCTGGTGGACGGCCACCTTTGCAGACCCTACTGGCCAAGAACAGACTAAACGAAATACGATGCGTAATGCCGAAGATATTGTCAGCGGCCAAGCATTAAATGAACTTGATCTTAACTCCATCGTCTCGGAAGACCAGGTAAATGCTTACAAGCGACGGCAAGCTTTGCTTCGGAAAAACCCTGTATATTTAAAGAAGCGCAAAGAACTTGAAGAACAAGGCCGTTCTTTTAGCACAAATAAAGTAGATATGTCCGCTGTACGTGGGGCCAACGCACAAACCGACATAAAGAATTATCGCTTACGCCGGCAATGGGCCGCAGAGATGACTAATGCTCGTATGGCCACCGGAAATGCTACTCGCGGTAACGCTAAAGTTACCGTTAATCAGACCAATAACTTCACTAATTCCAGAGATAATCCGCAACAAATTCGGCAAGCAGCGCAAGACGGCGTGAAGGCCGGAATAGACGGGATGCAGGCCCAAATTAATAAGGCGGCAATGGGAACGAGTTATGCCGTCACGGGGAGCTAAGAAATGGCAATTCATTCTTCGGCATTAGCTTCTGCTAAATCGGCCGTAGGAACATTTTCTAACCTTATCTCTGCAACACCAAAGCAGAAATATGGCTATATTCCCCAGCGGAGCAACTTTAGCTTTACGTTACCGCTGGAAGAGACCCTTTACTTTACCATCGAAGATGAAAATAGCATCACGCTACAAGCAGATGCCACCGATCATTACCTAGAAAATAATGAAGCGATTCAAGATCACGTGGCGTTGCATCCAGCGATCATTACTACTTCCGCCTTCGTTGGTGAAGTAACGACAAAGATTGACGGTGAACTTGGCGAATTAGATCACTTGATTCAAGAAAAGCTAACCCAAGTTAGTCAATATCTCCCTAAAGTAACTGAAACGGCCACGCAAGTTTTAAACACGTTGAAGCAAACGGTAGCAGTGGCCAAGAAGGCCAAAGACGCCATCGGTTCCGCGTGGGACATGATTAATGGCAAGGATGTTGAAAAGAAAACTAAGCAACAGGCCATCTTTGAACAATTTAGAATGTACTTCTTAGAAAGAACTTTGTTCAAAGTTAATACGCCTTGGGCGCAATATGATAATTGCATCATTGAAAAGTTCCAGGCGTTTCAGACGGGCGAAACAGAAAATATTACGAACTTCACCGTCACCTTTAAGCAACTAAGATTTGTTAATGCATATTACACAGTACGGGACGGCCGTAATGGTACGCAGGCCGGAGACGTGAAGAATTTAGGTGCTTCGGTACCTACCGCGGCCAAAGAAAGTTGGAAGGATAAAGTTAGTAAATATGCTTCTAATCTTTGGGATTCTGCTAAATCGGCGTGGAGCGCATAATGTTTGAAGTATCACTAACCAACGATCCATATCAATACCAGCAACCGTACTTACCGAATGGTGAGCCGCTGGAGCTTTGGATTAAATTTCATGAGCAGCAGGCCGCATGGATTATCGAAACGATGATCTACAAGGACTACACGTTTCATGGGATTAAGATCGTAAATAACGTGAATCTTCTCGCACAGTTCTCCTCGAAGCTTCCCTTCGGCCTTGCTTGCTATTCGACAAATAAGATAGGGCCGTCACTGATTGATGACTTTGCAGAAAAAATATCAACCTTATACACCCTCACTCAAGAGGAGTGTGACGAGATACGGCAATTTTATACGGGCGCATAATGGATAAGTTTGGGCGTATATACGACATGAGAATTTCGACAAGGGATGGTGGCAATATCACTGTGCAGCTTCCGTTCACCTTGCAATTCATGATTCAGCGGCACTCGATGCCGGACGCGAACGTCGCTCAATTCAAAATCTATAATCTTCCGCGCCATATCCGTGATCTTATCCGGTTCGATATATCCTTATTAGACCGGCGGCAAGAAGTTGCACTAAAGGCCGGATATAAATCGGTTCACTATGATTTAAACGATCTTCCGATGATCTTCCGCGGAAGCATTAAATATGCGTTCAGCGAACGTGTTGGCACCGATTGGATAACGACGATTGAGTGTTACGACGGTGGGTTTGCCCTCGCCAATTCGCGAATTGAAAAGGAATTTATTAAAGGTGAGCAATGGCGGTCGAGCATGGAAAAGGTTTTAGAACTCATGCAAGACATAAAAACGGGGAAATTATCGCCTAATTTGCTCCCCGCGGATAAGAAAACCCTGCGCGGCCATACGGTACATGGGAAGATTGCCGATGTATTAAATGAAAACTTTGGCTGTAATTGGTTCATAGATAATGGCATCGTCAATGTTTTGGCCGATGATGAAGCGTTGGCCGGTGCAATTAAGGTGATCAATATCTCTACAGGGTTATTAGATACGCCGGTGAGACAAGATACCATAATTGACTTTGACATGATTTTCGAGCCACGCCTGTTAGTTTGTCAGCTTATCTCACTTATGTCAGAAACTGATCCAGCATTTAATGGGACATATAAATTAGTTTCCTTTAAACACCAAGGCACAATTAGTGATGCCGTCTGTGGTGAGGCCGTTACTCATTGCCGCGTGTTCAAGGGACTAAACGTCCTAAAGGTGGTCGCATGACGATTGTCGTAAATGACCCTACATTGTCCGACCTCCTGATGATGTTCAAAAAGAACGTTTTCGCGTCCTTAAATTGTCATCATATTGGGACAATTCAGAAATTTGATCCGGCCGATCAGACGTGCCAAGCGACGATTAACTACAAGATGACCTTCTACAAAACTAATGAGAAGGGCATCCAAGAAACATATTATGAAGATTATCCCATCCTTATAGATGCTCCGGCCATCATCCTCTCGGGTGGTGCGGCCAATCTAACCTTCCCCATTAGTGTAGGGGATGAGTGCTTATGCATCTTTAATGACCGGGATATAGATAATTGGTGGGCCTCTGGCCAAGTGAAGGAAAATGAGACGGCACGGATGCACTCGTTTACCGATGGACTAATTCTCGTAGGCCTTAAATCTTTGGCCAAGAAGATCACTGATTATGACATGAACCACGCCCAACTATCGTGGGGTAATGCCAAGCTAGGTATCACTAACGCTAAAGTTTTAGTCAGCAACACAACTAACACGCTTAATGACTTGCTTCAGGAATTAATAACGGAAGTGAAGGATTTGGCCACCCAATGTGCGGCCATTCAGGTTACAGGGGTAACACCCAACCTCCCTACTTATGTTTCCGGCCCTCCCAGCAATGCCAGCGATATTAGTGCTATTGGAACGCAACTCGGCGATACGGCAACTAAAATTGCCGCGCTATTGGAATAGAAATGATTATTAGAGACGTAGATAAAAATAATGATTGGACGTTTGGTGCGGGAAAAAATAATTACCGCACGGGCATCAATGCCATCGCCGAAGATATTAAGACGCGATTGCTTTGCTTCTTAGGCGATGCCTTCTTTGATCTTACTTTCGGCATTGATTGGATTCTCTATCTCGGTTCACGTAACCGCCAAGAAGAATTACAGCTTGAAGTGGCCAGCGTGATTATGGACACCCAGAATGTAACCCGCATTGATAAGCTTGACCTGAACTTAACCGACAAAAGATTAATTAATTTAAGTTACACCGTAGATACGGCCTTAGGCCGTTTAGATGGTGAAGTATTTTATAACCTTTAATTGGATTAACATATGGCCGACGTAGATTTAATAGACGAGAACGGACTTCAACTAAAAACCTTCGATGTTATCCTTGATGAACTCAAGGAGAAGATGAAGGCCATCTATGGCGACGACATAAACGTCGAGACTAATTCTCCCGACGGCCAGATGCTAAACATCTTCGCGCAAGCGGGAACTGATATTCGAGAAGTTGTTCAACGCATCTATGATATTCTTGACCTGGACAATGCTACGGGCATTAACTTAGATCGTGCCTGTGCTTTAATCGGGATTTGGCGTAAGGCGGGAACCCGCACGATCACGCCCATCACGATCACAACTACCGAGGCCTGCACACTTACAGGATATGCTAATGATCCAGCAAACGCCTACACGGTACAGGACAATGCCGGGAACAAATGGCAATTAGTTAATACCTACGCTTTCTCTGGTGCTGATGCGATTTCCCTTAGCTTCCAATCCGAGATAATCGGTAAGCAGGAGACGACGCCTAATACGATCACCACCCCGGTCACTCTAGTCCTAGGGGTGGCGTCGGTGAACAACCCGACGATTGCCACTGTGGTGGGGGAAGATGAAGAAACGGATTTTGAATTAAGAACCCGTGCTAAACGTTCCATCATGCTCGCTTCGGTAGGCTTCACCGATTCCCTTTATGCTGCCTTAATGAGCTTGGATGGCATGGATAGCGCACGTATCTTAGAGAACTATACCAGCGTCGTTGATGCGAATGGGACAAGCCCTCACTCGATTCATGTTATCACCTCGGGTTCGGCATCTAATGAAGATATTGCTAAGACGATTATGCAGAAGCGTAGTGCCGGATGCGGGATGGATGGGGAAATTACTTATAGCGTGATGAACGCGGATGGATATCCGATTGACATTAAATGGTCGGTGGTAACGCCAAGATTCCTCTTTGCTTATGCCTCGGTGGCCAGCTTAGATGGTATCAACCTTCCAAACTATAATTTAATTAAATCAGAACTCCCGAATACTTTCACTCCGGCCTTAGGGAAAAATATCTCCGTGAACCAGCTAGTGGAAGCGGTAGCGGTGATTGACCCCAACACTTATGTGGATGATGCGTGCTTTACCTTCGGCCAAAAACAAAAGTTGAATTATGTGAACCCCATTGATGGGACACGGCCAAACAACGTCACGATGACGACAAATAAAATTAAGATTAAGTATAACGGGAATGAATCGGCGGAAATTGATTTGTCGGATACGACCGAAAATATCACCGCCATCATTCATGCGGTTACTGGCCTATCGGACGTAACGTTTACGAATAATACGGCCACTACTGGATTCACGATTGACTTTGCTTCGATTGATGACGTGCTGGGGTTGATCGAAATTTCGCAGCAACAGATCTATTACAGCAGCGGCGGAACGACGACCTACTATGTTTTAGAATCTACTCCGCAAGATAGCTTCAAGAAGACCAGCCCTATTAGCTATCAATATCAATTAACCTTAGCTTCCGACCGTATCGTGCTATCACCGCTCGTGATCAATAACGACGTAACGGAAATCAAATTGAATGATGAAGTGACGTTTACTGCGACGGGCGGGACGGGAACCTATTACTGGTACGCGATTGATAGTAATGGTGATTACTATGATGGCTTCCCGTTAGATAGTGATGGAAATTTAGATACGACGGGCGTGTTTACTGCCTCGGCGGTAGAAGCGACGGTCACGATTTATTGTGCGGACACTGTGGGTAATTTTGTATCGAAAACTATTGCAGTGGTGAGCTAATGACGATTAATGATGAACTGAAAGAATATTATGCCAATCTTTTGATCGTCCAATATCACGGACGGCCTAAAGCAACGGGGATGATTAAGGCCTTAGTAGATACGGTCTTAATGAATCAAATCCCCATGGCAATGGAAGATGCCTTCGATTTAGAGACGGCGGTGGGCAAGCAGCTTGATATTCTTGGCGGCCGTTTGGGCGTTACCCGTAACGTTTACTTACGTAACGGCGACCCTGTTACTTTAAATGATGATGATTTTCGTACTTATGTGAAGCTGCAAGCAGCGCGGATGACGTTACGTTCTTCTCTCTTTGATATGCAGACGCTGCTTATCAACTTCTTTGAATCGTCCATGCGGGTGATTGATAACCAAGACATGACGATTGATTACTTCATCTTTGGTGAATCGAAGACGCTAATTGACGTGATTGTGAAGCAAGATATGTTGCCGCGTCCAATGGGTGTGGAGCTAAGAATTATTTTCGATGGGCCGTACAAGGATGTTTATGGCTTCCAGAAATATAAAATTCAGACGTTCCCACTCGTCGGGTTTAATAGCTATCAACACTATAACGAAGAAACAACCTGGCTTAAATACAGCAATTCTCAAAACTTTTGAGGTTTTAAATGAGTAAACTAACGAGAAAAGACCAAAAGATTTTCGGCGAGACCGCCGGGGGAGAATCTATTGCGGTTTTCGGTTCTCTTGCCGCGAATAATCCCGCCTATTCGACCGACCCTGACCAAATTCAATCCGCCGAATATTCGGGTGGATGGGAATCAGCGGTGATTGGCCAAGCATCACCGACAATGGAAGACCGCAACTCACTCGACTATTTGTTTTCGCGTCAACTATCTTACCTCTATCAGACAGGTATTCCTGCCTATTCTGCTACTGATACCTATTATAAAGGTAGCATCGTCTCGTTCTATAATACCGAAGATGATGCGCTTAAACTTTACTATTCAATTATTGACGATAACACCGGCAACTCGCTTGAAGATACAGACAAGTGGGTTGAATGGAAGTCTGGTGGTGGCGCAAGCTTGCCGATTCTTACTTACCAGTTTACCGATCACGAACTCAACGATGTTAGTTGGGTAAAGAGCAATTTCAGCTGGTTGAGCGGAAGCGTTTACCTCGCAGCGTACAAGCACTTGCAAGCAGACGTTGGGTTTCGGTACGCAAGCAGCACGCTAACCGTCTCCCACCCTGACTTTGATGCGGGAACTTATGTTCGCATTTCTGCTTTAGATAAGACGATCAGCTCTACTGATTATTATGCGTGGGGCATTAGCGGAACAACCGAAGATACAAAATGCGTTTATACACTCACGACGACACTTGCTGATGGGGTGAAGACTTATTTCTACAAGAACTCAGCTATGCAGCAGCTTACTGCTTGCATTGTTGAAGCTCAGACTGAAACGATTTCAGGCACTACGATCACGTATTTTAGAGCGCAAGACGGACATAAGATTGTTTTAGACGACCAGGCGACTAATGTCGCGAGTATTTACTCCGCAACGGGCGTGGCCTGGTACTATATTTTTGATGATACCAACACGCAATTTAAATTGCCGAGATCGAACTGGAATTTCAAAGGGACGAGCAACGATGATGTTGGTGATTTTGTCGATGAAAGCTTGCCGAATATCAAGAGTGATAACACTAATCATTTCATGGCCTATACTGTCGAAACATCCGGCTACAACGGCGCATTGACCGACACATTTAATGCAAGCAATATCGTGCAAGCTGGCTCATCTGGCGGAACTGGACACGTCTTGTCGTTTGACGCTTCAAAATCATCTTCGATCTATCAAGACGACGCTCACGTTCAAGAAAAAGCAACCAAAGCTTATCTCTACTTCTATGTTGGGAATTTTGAACAATCCGCGATTGAACAAACCGCGGGAATTAATGCGGAAGATTTTCAGCAGAAAGCGGACACTGATTTAGGGAATGTTAATCATGACGGGACTACGCTGATTGCACATAATGCAATGCCTAGTGAAACCGTTATTCCGTTAACCTGGGGTGCGAGCGGATTTTGGTATACCGCTCCTGCTGATGGATACTATACCGCAACTAGACACTCTGATAATTCCTATCCGGCAAATATTGTTGGATACCTTTATGCCTCAGATGGATACACATTTCTTTTCGGACAATCGATGGTTGCCCCCGCCGGAAGTTATTATGCTGGTTTTACGCTGCCGATGGCGAAAGGGCAAAAGGCAGTTATTTTTTATTCCAACGGTATTGCGGACAATATTCAATTCGTTTACGCCAAAGGCAGTGAACCGCAGGCATAACAAATGGAAACACTACTTAATTCCATAGCTAAATCTTTTCCCGCCGATCTAACCGGCACCATCTTGTTGTGCCTCATCATCTTCGGCGGCCTTTCTGTTGCGAAATTTGCTTACAAAGTAACAAGCGATCGAAACGTGAGACTGAGTTCAGTGATTCAAGAGCTAGTGAAGACCGTAGCAGAAAATACAGCAGCGATCAGGCAATTAGAACTTGAGTTGAAAAGAATGGATCAGATTTTCAAGAAGATTCCGGAAATCGAAAACAACATTGCCGTGCATGAAGTGCGGATTCAGACGATTGAGAAAAATTTGAAATAGGAGAGTGATATGGCACAAGAACCAGATATTGATGTGGGGGCGATAACTGAAGCTCTAAATAATAAGACTGATACCGATGGGCAGAATGTTCTAACGAGTTTTGGTGAAGGAATTTTTGGCGCGAACGCTGCGATTCCTGTTATTTCCGCGGGAACATCTAATGGGATTTGGTACCGCATCTACGCAGATGGATGGTTAGTCCAAGCGGGAATCACGGCGTACACTGGCAGTTACGGCTCTGCTGCAATTACTTTTCCTTACGCCTACGCTTCCACGCCCGTTGTCACAGGCACAGTCAACACTGATCCAAGCGTCTTCTCGAACTTGGGAACATCTATCACAATCGCTGCGATCACTGACCTCGCTGGTTCAGTTGCAGAAGTTTCGACAACGGGATTTAAAATCAACTTGTGCAGTTCTCATTTTTGGATCGCGTGCGGATACAAAGCAGCAACATAACTAAGGAGTTTATATGCAGACTCTCCCTCAATTTCTTTCCGATGTTGGAACTTTTATTCAATCTTGCGGTGGATTGTCCGCATGGGCAATTGCCGCCGGTTCGATCATGCTAGTCATCGCTAGCTTTAAATGTTCTTACTTTGCCCCCGTTTGGGAAAAGCTAGGCAACTTTAAGACTTATGTGCCGCTTCTCCTCGCCCTAGTTGCTGGTCTCATTCAACTCAAAGCTGAGGACAAGTTCTCTGCTGCGAACATTTTTGCATGGTTGACCGTTGGAGCTGGTGCCGCAATTCTGCATGACTTGCTTGACGGCGTGAAATCAATCCCAGGTTTAAGCTCCGTTTACAAGACAATTATCTCCGTCGCCCAAGCTGCTTTGCTAAAGAAAGACGACAAGAAGGAAGAAAAGAAAGATGAGTGAGTCTAATCCTGACGGCACTAAAGATATAAGCAGTGAAGTAGAGACGATCAAGAAGGCTTTTGTCATCGCGGCAAGAGAAGCGATCATGCTGGAGTTGCTTGCAATTCCCGGTATCGGTGCAGTTGGATCATGGTGCCTAAGAATCTTCGGCAAGCCGTTTATTAATTTCATCCTAAAGAAATTGGCGAATTGGGCAGAGCTGCAAGCGTTTTTTCTAAACACCGCTCATAGGAAGAAAGAGCAGTGCAAAGAATACGTGGCGAAGATGGAAAACGGGACTGATGAAGAAAAAATTCAAGCGTTCAAAAACTTTGTACGCTTAACAAATTAAAGCCTATGTTGAAAAAAATAATTTACCCTATTTTATTTTTTATCCTCGTGTCCTGCGCATCCGCGCCCCCGGATATTCCCGTCTGCATGAGCTTGAAAAATTCGCCCTTATGCGAGGCGGTCGGGCGTAAAGATTGCGGCTATTGCGTGCATATTATGTCCGGCAATGATTATTTCGTTGGCGATGAAACACCGGAGATGGATTCTTGGGAGCGGTTGCAATCAACGGCGATTATATTTCCCCATGACAGCTACAAGCAGCTTATTGTTTGGATCATCAACACTTGCAAGCGACACAAATGCTCTAAAGATGTGTCGAGATTTTTGATCTTAGAATAAAAGGAGAATCTTATGAAAAGTTTTTTGAGCGTGCTACCTATTTTCTTTTTGCTTTTATCTCTGACGTTTGTTGCTTCATGTGACAAGACAAAGAGATGCGCCCTTCAAGACAAGGCAGTTAATGCCGCAACCGAAGCGATTGTGAAAGGCCTTGATTGTTCTGGCCCTGATGCTATCAGGAAAGACCTTGATAAAATTTTGTCGAAAGTTGGGTTCTGTAAGCGCGACAAAGAAGCGACGGTTGAGCTTGCCTCGGACGGCACGGTAAGTGTTTTGTGCCAAATGCTGGTGGGGCCGGTCCTCGATATTATCGTGGATAAAGCTATCCCGGATAGCTGGGGCTGCACTGGCGGTGCTGGTGAAGCGAAGCTTGAAGAATTACTCATTGCGCAATGTAAGAAGATTAACATTTAGTTTTCTCGGGGAAAATCCACCTCGCTAAAATCCCTTCTCCTCCCCTCCCTTGAGAACGCGCCCGGCGAAAGCTGGGCGTTTTTATTTTGTATATATAATGATAAAAGGTTAGCGGGAGGACTTATGAGACCAGATGACGATGCCCCAAAATCAAAAGATATATGCCTTTTTGCAATTTACACAATTGCCGTCGTTAGGTTTTTAGAAAAATATCCTCTTGCGGAAAACTACGCGAAGATATTTTTATATTCACGCACTGAATATTTAAACATTCACCCTGCACGACAAGATGATTGCGTCTTTTGGTGGGGTCTAAAGGCCGGCCACGAAGATTACCTAGACCCTGATTTTGCTGAAATTGCCACACAGTTCGTTAAGGCCTACGACTATTCTAATGATCTTTATGGCCGCGGGGTAGTTACAGTTTTAGATCTTAACAGAAAAGAGATAAACGAGTTGGCCGAGATAGAATTTTATAAGCTCTGCGCCCTCTACGTTAAATGCGAAGAAAAAATAAAGAGGACCGATGCTTCTTGGCGGGAGCTTTTTGATTACCAGAAGATGATTATACATGAAGAAGCTAAAGAAAAGGCCGAAAGGGAAAGGAACCCGTCCGACTATATCACAATCAAAAGACACGCATACTGAAAAAAAGAAAGATAGCGAAATCTTCGATGACGTAGTATTTCACAAATACCTTGATGAAGTTACCGATGCAGAATGGTTGGAATTTTGGGAGGATATTCAATGAATCAAGAGACGATGCAGGCAACGTTAGCGGTAATTGGATTATTTGCGTTTGTCTATTGCGTGCTTGTCCTAATTGAAGCGACAGTTAAGGCCTGGATTAATCGGAAAGAGAACGCCGAGGTTGATAAGCGCATTTACCAGCTTAAATATCTTCATGGTGAAGAAAAGGCCTTAGAGTTTATTCGTATCCTCAACTATGGCTGGTCAGATAAAGCAATGGTTAATTACTTTAATAAAGCGGCCAAGGAAGACCCCCAGATGCTGGGCGTAATCCGTGCCTTATGCCTGAATTACTGGAATCGCCGCAAAGGCATCCCTCCTCATAAGATCTAAAGTTTCCCCTCGATATTTTCTCATGGCCACGTTATGGCCACGCAGTGGCCACCCATGGCCACAGAATTTTGCCTAAAAATCCCTAAAAATTACCCTAAAACTGTACTCCTGAGCGAAAAATCAGTAGTACGGCCCACGGCCGTGTTGCCACGGGTTTTGGCCTAAAAATGCCCTTTTGTGGCCACCGTGTGGCCATGTGGTTTTTTTCAATTTCTGTTTTTTTCGGGATGGTTTAGAACTATTTGAAATGAAAGGGAAAAGTGGCGCAACCGGTGCGACTCGAACGCACGACCTCCTGATTCGTAGGGAATCCAGGGGGGTTTTGACACCTATTTTTAGATTTTAAACCCCAACAAGAATCACTACTTAGCGTTTGGCATAGTGTGTAAGATTTTCACGTATTGCCGAAATTCTGTGGCCACTGTGTGGCCACGGCTATAATAAGTCCTGCACTTTCATTCTAACAAAGGGGAAAAAATGAAAGCACAGGACGTGAAGCTTTTGCCGGTTGGCAAGAAGCTTTTCGACGATAAGGTTAAGGGCCTATTCGTTCAAGCTAATGCCGACGGGACTAAAACTTTTAGGGCAGTGTACCGCAACAAATTTAAACGTCAACGTAAAGTTAGATTAGGCCTCTACGGCCAACTAACGATTGATGATGCGCGTTCCGCAGCGCAAGAAATATTTGCGCAGGTCGCTAGAGGATTAGATCCCGCCCAAGAATTAAAATGCGCTAAAGAAGAATTAACCGTCGATCAGCTTATGCTCCGAGAGATAAAGGAACACTGGAGCGGTGAACGCTTTGCTGATTCCCAAACGCCCCGGAATGTTTGTTATGCCGTAAAGAAAAACTTTGCACCGATTGCTGCTTTAAAATTATCCGAGCTAACCACGAATGTAGTTAATCGGTGGCACAAAGGAATGAAGCATATCCCGATTCAAGCTAACCGCTGCTTAGCTTATCTATCAACGGCCATCAATCTTGCCGTTCAACAGGGCATCACCAGCATCCCTAATCCGTGTGAATCAATCGAACGCTTCCCTGGAAGGAAAAGAAATCGCTATGCAACCCCCGAAGAAATTCAGAACATCGCTTCTTTCTTAGAAAACAACTTTGCTAAACAACCGGAAGAATCGCTGTACCTTTATATGATCCTCACCACCGGCACACGTCCTAGCGCGATCAATCGCTTGCGGTGGGATAACTTAGATATTCGCTTAAATGAAGCAAAGGAAAAGGTGGCGATTATCAGCTTCTTTGGTAAGACGACGTACAGAACGGGAGAAGCAGAAACGATTATCATCCCTCCCAAAACTTTATCTATGATTTTAAAACTTAAGCGAACATCGCCTTATATTATCAACTGTACGATGCCCCGTCGCTTATGGCGGCATATCCAAAAGAAATTCGATTGTCCTGACCTTTGGGTACGTGACCTAAGACGTACTTATGCGACGGTTGCTTTGTCAGGTGGCGTGCCGCTTACTAAAGTTGGGGAATTGCTTAACCATAAGTCGTGGGACACGACCAAGATCTATGCTAAGCTAATGCCGGATCAGAGAATTGCTTCGGCCATGCAGGTGGCCAAAAGCTTAGATGCGATTATGAATCGCTAAACTTATCGGATTGTTCTTTCGACAAATTCGATAGTGATATGATCATAATCATCAATAAGATGGAATTGTCCAATCCGGGCATCATAGAGCATCTGCTTCATCGGTTCAAAAAAGAACTCACTAAATATTTTCCTCGACATATCAAAATTACATCGCAGGCCGTGTTTAGCAAATTGCCGACAGACGACAAAACTTCCAAACTTACGGGTGAGTAGAAAAATATGCATTGATTCCGCGGCTATCTCAAAGCACGCCTTTTCATCAAGGATGCCCAACCAATACTTCCGCAACTTATCATAGACCTTCTGAGAAGCTTCGGTTATGAGTTGATGAAGAATATCACTTGGACTTAATACCTTTGGCGTTTTCATTTTTTCTTTCTCGTTTTCACTGGCTCCCATTCATAAAACATCGGAAGCTTTTCATTTGGAATCACTTTACGATACTTATGAAGCTCGCTCCATGGTTCATCGTTCTCATCTCTCCCGCACCACAGGATGCGCATTATCTCGTCTTTCTTTTCTTTTTTCTTTTCTTGGTAATGTTGTTTAATTAATTCTGCAAGCTCGGCATAATCATCATCGCTCATCTCTGCGTTCCTTCATCATGCGATAGAAATCTAAATCATGAATCTTTATATGCCCATCATCTTCATCACCAATGCTGAGATAACATTCGTAGAGGGTGTCGGCCAAAGCATAGATCTTCTTGGAATGCTCCCTTGCTAGGTCAATACGACTTTTAGGGATAACATTAAACTTTAATCCCTTATCAAGGAGTTCTTCTAGTTCGATATATCCCATATGGCCTTCTTCCCAGGCCTTGAAGATTTCACTATAGAGTTGAGGCATCTCCATGTTTTTCGTAATATCGAGGATAATAGATTCCTTCATGGACTTAGAAATATCGGCGTTTAAAACTTTTTTTACGAGAAGATCGGCGACAATCCCAATTTCATCAAAGGGAAGGTCGGCCATCTTACGGGAAAATTCTTCAAATTCCATCATACGATCACCTAAAGAAAATATCTTCTTTCATCTTCTTTGCTACATCTTCCGCAAATTTCTTATACTTTTCTCGGTTCTTTTCCCGCTTCTTGGCGAGACGTTTCTTCTCAACATACGCTCGGTTCTTTACAAAATCGGGAAGTTCCTCCCACAACCCCGCGTAGGTCATCGCCTTGTCGGCCCCTGGTTCCTTCACGTTGTTGATCGCTTTCTGTAATTTATATATGTCATAGTTAATTAGTTTGGCCGCGGCGAGTTTAGCGAACTCTTTCACATAATCCGACGTGCCTTCCAAGCGATCAATTTTAGCAATGGCCTTGCGATAAGCCTCCATGTCTCTTGCATTTTCCATGTCGGGAATAATCTTGTACTGAGGCAACTCGTCCATCGTATTTTCGGGCATAGGGCCTAGGATACTATCAAGCTGATTTTCGGTGAAGGCCAAAGCATCAAGGTCTATGTCGGGAGCTTTCTTTAATTCTTCTAAGGCCTCACGTAACAACTCATCATCCCAACCGCCCATCTCATTTATATGGTTGTCCGCAATCAGAAATGCTTTCTTTTGGTTATCCGTAAGGTAAGAGACCTTGATAGTAGGAATGAGGTCGAGGTTGAGTAGTTGCGCGGCCCTTAATCTTCCATGCCCGCAGAGAACGGTATTATTCTCATCAATAATAATCGGTTGGACAAAACCGAATTGTTGGATGGATTTACAGAGACGGTTTAGTTGAAAAGCGGGATGCTTGCGGCAATTTTTTTCATTTGGCGTTAGTTCGCTAATCGAACGATAAACAATGCCAAGCTTATCCCGCGGAGCTTCCTCGGCCTCTGGTTCGAGCAGCTTATCAATCGAGGGCAATTCGCCCATCTTTTCTAAGAAATCTAATTCAGGTTCTTTATGATTAGGCAATTATGGCATCCATTGTTCGACTGTTTTCGTATAAGTAGGGGACTGATTAATCCAATCCCGAACGTCGTTAGCACGATAGAAGACGTTACGGCCTTCTTTAAAGAATTTAGGCCCTCGGCCTTCTCGCCGCCATGTCGCTAAGGTGTCCTTCACGACACCTAAACGTTCGGTTAATTGTTCGGGAGAAAAGATTTCAAATTCATCATTTGTCTTTTCGGGAGCAGGCTTCATCGGTGCGGACAAAACATCAGCAAGATCATCGGCCAATTGATGCAACGTCGCTTTTAATCTATCTCGCGCTTGCTTGTTTTCATCAATGGGCGTAACCGCCCGCGCTTTCACGATAGCTTCAAGCTCCTCTAGTTCTTTTCGATCTTGCTTTTTCATCAGTCACCATCTTCTAAGTCATCTTCATGCTCATGATACGGACAACCGCCGTCATAAACGCAGGGTTCGTTATCAGGGAAATCGGGGCAAAAATCACAATATCGTCGATCACGATTATTATTCTTTACACGTCTTCTAATTAAATATTTGCGGCGTTCTTCACGCAGCTTTTCCATTTCTGGATTATTCTCTAAATTAATATCAGGCAGCTTGGTTGAACTCATTCGCGATCCACCTTACGTCGTCGATACTTCGAGCGAGGATATAGATGCCATGATTGGCCTTTACATTTTTTTCAAAGATTCTTTGTTCTAAACTTTGGCGGCCAGTGGCCGTCTTAACTTCCACGGCGAGGAATTGGCCGTTGGGCAGCACGCCGATTATGTCCGCGACGCCCTTCATATTAAATCCGCCTAAGCGGCGAAAAACTTTTCTAACCGGATCATAAACGCCGGTAGTGTTGACACGAAAAACGAAGAATCCGCAAAGCGAAAGAAAAGTTAGGATTTCTTTCTGGATTGCGGATTCCTTTCGTGCATCTCTATTGGGGGGAGATACTTTTTTTCTCATAGGTGCATTTGTTGTTCGTAAGACTTCAGCGCGAGCATGAGAATAATCTTGTCTCGTTTCGCCAATTCAGTCTTAAGGTTAGTAATTTCATCCATTAGTTTATTCATGTCTTGTGCTTCTTCAATCGCCGCAACGGTTACCGCGTTCGGTACTTTCTTTAGGCCGCGAGCGAAGATAGGACGCTTCTTGTTCTGCGCCGTGAGACTGTAGAGATAAGCGCGGCTTACGCCATATTTTTTCGACGTTGCCCCAACGCCAATCTTTGCAATGCTATCTAAGAAATCTTTTCTTTCATCATCACTGTACTTTTTCCCTGACATATAGAACTCCTTTGTTGATTATAAAAAAAGCTGCCTGGCCAGTTTGCTTACCCATTTTTCAAAGTAACTCATCACATAAAAATTTTAAGCATCATTATGAACCACCAAGTTAAATGTTAGTATTAGGCCAAGCAGCTATTTCATTCAGCACAAACGTTTTTGTCATATCTCCACTACGTCTTAGGCCAAATTCACATCCAATCTATCCAAAGTTAGTAGTTATTGCCTGTGCTGAATAAACTTTTATCCTAAACTAAAATGTGCATCCTTTGCTCCCGTCGGTTTTGCTTTCGGGGGCGGTAAGTTTTCTGTCTGTTTTAATAATTGTTCTTTTATTCTGGCCGCCAATGTTTCTTGCCCTTCAACATTGTTGAACTTCGGATCATTGATCGTGTTCAACATTTTAGTCTGCATATCGCCTTGGAACTTCTTGGCGTTCAGAATGTTATTTTGTTTTATTAGATTGAGCTTATCTTCCACGTCTTTACGTTGCTTTTCGCTAGGCCATGTATAGCTATGGTCATTATTAGCGGCCGCTAGTGCATCATCATCTCTGGTGTCATCACACAAGAACATGGACGATAATGCAAATTTATTGGCATAGCTGGAGCAGCTACCGGAAAGTTGGGCCGGTGAGAGGCCGCGCTGCTCCGCGCCTTCTCTAGCATAGGCACAGTTTGTCGCAATTAATTTGTCATCATCATATAACTCAACCGTCGCTTTAATGTAGTAACGATCACCAATTAGCTCGACGGTATCCTTAATAATCAAGTGACACCCAACTTCATTAAGTAATGGCTTAAGCTTTTCTAAAATATCTTCACAAGAACGGAAGCTATAACCAGCAAATGTATTCTTTTGGTTCTTAGGCACTTTAAGTTTTGACTGGATAATTTGTAGCTTGCTCACATTAAGTCTCCCCACAAATCAAGTTCACGTTTTCTTAATTCTTCAATGTAGTCTGGTTCACGGAAATTTTTATTGTTGTCTAAAATCTTCTGAGAAGCGAGCAGCATGATTTCCATGGCATCATGTAAGCTGACATAGAAAAACATTTTGGCCATCTCATCGGCAATGGCATCTTTAGTGATGCCCTTATGGAGCTGATGAGATACGTAACATTGTTCCATTATTCTTCTCGGAAGAGATGGTTACTTTTATCCGCTTCTAACATTTTCTTTCTTGCGTATTCTAAATCTTCTTTAAATTTTTTCTCTTCGCGTTCTGTCCATGCCTTGTCATTGCGATAATCCTTTAAGACTTCCAGCAAAGCTAAGTTCAATATCTCGACAGACTTTTCTAGTTCTTGCCCAAAGAAAAACGCAGCAATGCATTTCGCAATTGTTTCATTGCTAAGATTTTTTAGATTTAATAGCTCTTTAAGTTGGTACGCGACGTAAGTTTCATTCATAAGTTATGTTCCTTGCAGAATCTGCTAAAAGGATAAAGAATATCACTGTCTCTTTTGGTGAAAGATTGTGCTTCTTGATAATCCGTTCAACGTCACCTTCGGTTAGGTCTTCTCCAATTTCGATAGCTTCACTAAGGATATTATCTATCTTGTCAAGGCCGCGTTGTTTGGCATGAGCTTCGATTATGTCATCCACTATTTTTCTATCGTAATCTTCACTCATAACTTTTCCTAAAAATAGAGAAGAGGAGTAGTTGCCCGCTCCTCTTCCCTTTCCTCATTTCAGTTGGAGCGGAAATGAAGGAATCTAAGATCTAAAAAGGAATATCATCTACGCTAAAGCTTTGTTGGGGTTGAACAGGTTTAGGTGCAGGAGAAATAAAAGAAGAAAGAGGAGGTGCTGGTGGGTCAACCTCCCCCTTCTTGGAGTTACCGAAGTCAAGAAATTGAACTTGCGTCGCGATTATATCTGTAGCATGGAATTTCTTCCCTTCCTTCTCCCAGCTTCGGTACTCTATGCGCCCTTCAATATATGCGTTACGGCCTTTACCTAAATACTTTGCACAGTTCTCAGCTTGCTTGCCGAACACAGTGACGTTATGCCATTGCGTTTTATCTTCTTGCTTACCGTCTTTAGACTTGTAAGTTTCGCTGGTAGCTAAGGTGAAGTTGCAGACTTGCGTGCCGGTCGGTGTTTGTTTTAATTCGGGATCTTTTCCAAGACGGCCAATGAGAATTACTTTATTGATGCTCATCTCTTTTCCTTTTTGGCCCTAGACTTATTCTTAATTTCAATTTCAAGGCCAAGGCTTTTAGCAAGCTCATTAATCATGAAGATCTTCTGTTTTAGTGTTGGATTCGGGGAGTAAGTAAGGTCGAACCAACATAATAGATCAGAAAACTTCTTAATGTTTGACATAAACTACCATCAACGGATAACAACAACCAGCTAAAAATTACATGGTTAATGTTTTTTTTTACAAAGTAACCTGGGCTTTGTAATACAAAGCAAATAAAGCTGCAAGTATTTTCTTGAGGCGTGAAAAAAATTGGAAGGAGGGATTTAAGGGGTAGGTTTATTTATTTGATCTTGCAGGAATTGTTTCACAATTTTGCGAATGATAAACGATATTCCATTGGAGCCACGTTCTTCGGCAATGGCCCTAAGTTGGGAGATACTATCTTCCTCTAGGCGAATAGAGAACACTCGCGAAGTTTTAGGCAACACTTTGGAACATTTCTTTTTCATAAAGACTACTTAGTTTTAGTTTTTAGAAATTCAGCGTTCTTGGCCAGATCTTGCTTAACGAGACGCCGGACATAAAAAGAGACGTTCCCCTCCGTGTCACGTTCAGCGAGACGACGCAGACCTTCAAAGTCTTGCTCTGTGAGTTGAAAAGAATAGTTCCGTTTTTTCTTAGGCTTAAAGTTCATAGACCACCCGCTTGTAACATCATCTATGCAATAAAACACAACGTGTCAATGATGCGTAGTATAAGTATAGTAACCTATACATAATATTTCATTGTTTGTAATACAGAAAGAGGCATGATATGCAGGATTTTGATGATGAGCTGAGGGCCAAAAATGGGATAATTGGTGTCCATGATATGTGCGGCCTGCTCAGAATGAAGATAAGACCTTCGGAGTATCTGAAAATTTGGCGAGAGATAATTTATTATGAATCTTCATTTAGGGATGCGCCTGCGGAGTTTACGAAATTTGATAATAAAGCATCTAGTGAAATACAAGCTTATTTGATTCAGGTATTTCAGAAGGAAGGGAGAAAGCATTACAAGAATTTTATGGATTGGAAGATCGACCGAGATACTACCCCGGCCGCGTTAGAGAGGAAATTTTTTAGAGTATGGAATAAAGAATATGGTTGTAATGAACCATTGATAGAATTGACAGCGATTATGCGAGCGAATATTGCAAGTCTTGTCCAATCTTTAGGAGACATAAAAGAATTAGCTGCGGTCATAAAGGAGAATAAACATAAGTATGGGCCGCATGATTGGTATAAGTTAGTGGAGGAATTGTGAGCGCACGGTTAGATACTACTCGGTACAATATGTATTTTCGTTGGTGGCAATTTGTCGGTAAATACTACCATCTGCCAAGAACGGAAGAAGAAAGAAATGACTTGTTTTCAAGCTCAACACTCTACGCTTTAGATTGTTTAGATGCAGGGATTAGCTTCAACGATTTAGAAAATGCGTTTATTGCTTGGAAGAAAAGTGACGCTGGAGACGTTCAACCGAACGCCGTTCAGATAATTAGACTGGCCAAAGGCCAAGGCCAAAACAAGAGATAGCTTCGCTTTTTCCTGGTGGAAAACCCCAATTTTTTGGTGGAAAACTCGGCATTTTTGGTGGAAAACTTGGTGGAAAACTCGTGAATAAATTTTATGTACAAGCAAAGTATGCAGCGAGTTAATGTTAATTATGCAACACGTTAATGCAAATTATGCGACACGTTATTGATTATTATGCAACACGTTAATTGGTAATAAGCTTATGAAATCATTCTAAAAGTGAACCGTTATTTGTATTTGTATTTGTAATGTATATGTAATGTATTTGTATTTGTATTATTATAGGGGAATTTTCGCATATTATTGATGCGGAAATTACGTTTTACTAACGCAACGCCACTGGCCTTTCAGTTGGCCGTGTCGTTGCTAAGCGTTAAGGAGTTTTTATGGATAACGTTTTGAACTTGAAAAGATTTGATGCGATGAAAAGTGAAGTACCTCTCCCGGTTGAGAAGGGCCAGATGTGTATGTTCATTGAACCGTTGATGGAGGCCTTGAATAAAAAAATCAAGGCCCGAGATTTTAAAGAAATAGCTTTGTCAGCTTGCAACTACGGGCTTGGGCTGAAAGAACGTAAAGATTTGAAAGATTACGATTACGAAAATGCTCAATACGTGCAGAGACTTTGGGTGGATATGGTCGATTTCTCGAACAATTCAGCAGGCCTTGAGTTCAAAGACGGCCGCTGGATCTGGCCTGAAGGTGAAGCTGAAAAGATGCTGTTAGAGGCCAGAAAAAAAGTTGAAGCGATTGATAAGCAGTAGGATTCTTTATGGACAATGAACTACACCTCGAACGCTTTGCTGAAGATCGGGAAGGATGGATTGCTGCTAACCCTGAAGTGGGTGTTAAGATTATGCATCCTCACCTGTATAGTCCGATTCTGAAAAGGCTAAAAGCTGAAAATAATATTTCGGCCTACTGGTACATTGACCAAGATACCTATGCTTATTTCATCGGGAGAAGATCAAGGAGCGAATTGCTAGAACCTCGTTCGGAAGCTGAAAAAGAATTGCAGCAATTGATTGTCGATGAAATTGATTTCTCAAATGACGTTATGAACTACAAGTTTGAGAACGGACGTTGGGTTTGGCCTGAAGGATCAATTGAAAAAATGCTTCAAAAGACAGCGAAAGAATTAGATATTCCTCTCGAAGAAGTTTACAAGAATCTTGAACACGGGATGAATATTAAACGAGATGGAAAGCAGTCTTGAACCATGTCCGTTTTGCGGTGGTGAAGCAGACTACGAGTTTAGTTACTCAGGATATAGTCATAAGAATTATGCAGGAGTGAAATGCAAGAAGTGTTGGGCCAAAGGCCCTAAGTTCTCTTGTGAATTTTCAGAGCTAGACTGGCAAGTTGGTGGTAGACCTTGGAGCGCGAAGTGCCTACCAGAGCTAAGCGAAGCTGCGCAAGCAGCGTTCGCGCAAGCACGAGACGCTTGGAATTTTAGGCCACTAAAAACAAAAGATCAGGACACTTTGCAGGCAGCTAGGCCACCGAAATCTAAATCAAAGCTAAGCGCGAAGGAACCATGAGTGCTGCCAGCTTCGCAGGTTAGAGGATAACTAGCTGAAATCACGGAGGTCTTTAAAGCGGTCTAAAAGGCGTTTAAACGATCTAGGGGTAGTTGGGTATAGGTTGGTGGGGAAATCGCGCGATAAACGGCAAATAAAGGCCTTTAAAGCGGTCACGAGGTTTTAAAGACTTAGCATTTTGGTCAGGTACTGTGATTTTAAGGGGTTATTAAATAAGGGTTATTTAATAAGGAGGGTGGTATGAGTGTTAGTTATTTCGATAGGTCTGAGCTAAGCAAAGAAGAGATGCTTAAGCTGATAAGCTGCGCTTTCGATCAATACATTTCCATATTTTTATGGGAGCCGCAGGAAAAGCAGATGGCCTTGCGTCAGAAGATGGAAGACTACTTGGAATTGCTGAGGGATGATCGCATCCAAGTCTGCAAGCGGTGCAATCTACCTGCGTTCAAAGAAGACCTCGCCGAAGATTATTGCAACCGGCCTCAATGTAAACGGATGTGGTTGCTGAAAGGGACTTGGGTAGGGCCTAAGAAGCGGAAAACCAAAACGAGAAAGAAGCGGTAATAATTACCCGCAAGCTTAAGTTTAAGACTATAGCTAGGTATAATCTTGGAATAACAAAGGGAAGTTTATGACAAAGAAATTGACAGAACAAGATGACTTTAGTTGCAAAGTAGAAAAATGGATGGATTCACAGAACCAGGACGCTATTGACAGAATGTTTGATAAAATAGCAGATCCCCCGGGCCATATGCTATTTCATCACAAAATTGATGGCGAAAAGGTTAAGATTATTCTTTTAAGAACCCCGAAAGATAATACGGCAAACGATTTTATCTTTGTGACGAGCGATGAAAGGGACGTTTGCAAGATGGGGGTGGTTCGTTGACACATTCGCTGAAAATCAAAATCAGAAATAAGAAGACGCAATGATTTTGCTAAGTGAGTTCTTTAAAATATGGGGTGCTTATTTTGGCATTGATAAGTTTGAACCTGAGCTATCTTTTGACGAGCGAGTTTACTATCAAGTTACATTGATGCAAAGCTTTGTTTGCTATGAAGAAATAAAATCTCTTATGGTTTCCCTAGAGGAAGATGGGGAGAAAATAAAAATAGATGATTGGCGCGATTTTTTAGACACCGCTACGGCCACCTTGAGTAGTAAGTTTAGTCTCTGAATACATATTCTTGCTTAATCAAAAATCAAAATCAGAAATAAGAAATGAAAAAATTAGGGGTGGGGGTATATTCTAAATCGAAATTCTTATCTCTAAATTTTTGGGGTGGGGGTGTGGATTACGATAAGTACAAGTGGACAAAATCAGATTTGCTGGCGGAAATTGAAAATGCATTGAATCATAATTTGGAATTAGCAATTGCTGATTATCCTGAGGCAAGACAAGTGTACAGAAATGTCTTGGATTATTTAGAAGACACTTTACCAGACACCATAATTGATTTCCGAAATTATGAACGGAAGATTTAGGGGTGTGGGTATCTTCAAATTCAAATTCTAAATTCAATTTTTTCTAGGGTGGGGGTACTCTCCAGGGAGAGTTTATTGTTCTGCTTCTTTTGTCTTGCGTCCATACGCTGCACGATTATTGGCCGCAAGTCTTTTAAGTTGACACTCACGCTTATGGCACGTCTCTTGCCACCAGCTAGTGGCCAAGAACGGTTGGCCACAATGCTTACAAGTCTTGATGTGCTTCAGGATCTTAGGGGCCTCGAAGGCCGACGTTAGGGCCAATACTAAATTTCCATCCTTGGCAAGGTTGCGAATAAGGCCCTGGGTTGTCGGCATCACACCGAAGGGGGCCGCTATCTCTTCTGGCCTATTCGTTGATAGATACTCATAAAATCTAAGGGCCTCGAATACGCAAGCTCGGTAGGCATCCAAGTTGTCAGGCGCATGGAAATTAGCAGCATTTTCAGGCCCAAAGATGGCGGGCTGGTCTTGTTGATTCAACCCTACTAGCTTTGGTGTATTTAGTCCGATGATGAGTAGCATGGCATTGTCCCCTTGATATTCAATTTCTAAAATTTCTGATCGTGTTTTTCCACCCCTGGGTATTATCATAAGGTCGGCTTCTTTACTTTGCTTAAAATTTCCATCGCTCGCGTTTTCTTGCCGGTCTTCATATAGGTATCTACCTCACGGTCTATTGCATCGGTATTGGCCACATTATCTAAAAGCCAATTAAGTCTTTGGACACCTTCTCTAAACATTCTGCTATATTCTTCTGGATGTTCACGCATCAATTTGTCTAACTTGCGATCCTCGGCCCACCGTCTCTTCACTTCTGCATCAGACAAATGAGACTTGCGAAAAGGAGCAGGGCGTTCATACTTGCCGTCTTGAGTACAGTCCTCAGCTAAGCTGACATATTTAAATTTAGCATCAGGATGCAGGCGGATGGCGTGAAAGATAGCATAGTCACCAAGTCCTGCATCTAAAATGCCCGTCCAGGTGGCCACGTGTATTCCAAAATTCTCGTCCTGCACCCAGATAAGGCCATGACTGTAATCAATATCTGTAATACGGAACATATATTCTTTTCTGCTGCTCATATATTCCCCTTTGTTATTTTCAATTTCTAAAATTACTTGTTAGTTTTTTTCACCCCCCGGGTATTAACATTCACCATCAATAAAGAAGTGCCATGCACCGAACAAGTCTTGATACGTGTGAAAATAACATTCATAATTGTCATGTCCGAAAAGACGGTAGTAACCTCCTCCGCGGCCATAAGTCACGCATCCATCATCGTTGTACCATGTCCGATCATCATCCTCAGCGTCGTTAAGATTAGCGACCTCTTCTGCGCTATGTTCATAAGTAAATTCATCGAAGACCTGATCTGCCTTTTCGGCAATTTCATCGAAGCTTAATTTTGTTTTCATATATACCCCTTTGCTATTTTAAAATTCCTAAATTCTAGGCCTTGTTTTTCTAGGCCCCCCCTATTAAGCAACGGCCACCCAATTTTTCAGGCCGCCGTCTCGATAGTCTGCATAATACTCGGCCCCGCGGCGTTTAAACGTCACTTGCCGATGGCCCTTTTCACTCTTGCAAGTCACGCGATAATATTGGCCGTTAAGATACTCGTGGGGGGCGTTGGCCCATGTCGCATCCTGCGCTTCGATCTCATTGAATACGCCGTCAAGGTTGTATTGCGCCTGTAAGTCACGAGCTAATGCACGGGCTTCTCTCCGCTGTTCGGTCGTCATGTTACCCCATAATGCCGCTTGTTTTTTCTTGTTATTTCTCATTTTAATTCCCCTTGTTAGTTCTCCCTTTTGGTTATTAGACATTGGCCGCGCCGTTATCTTTTAAGGATAGCCAATATGCATCTTCTCCGAAGGTGTCTTGATAGAAGGCCGGGGTTAATTCATATCGGCGGCCGCGATAATCGAAGCTGAGGATAATCCCGGCCGTCGGTTGGATGTGAAGATAGGCATTAGATACGCCCTTCAATTCCTCATCATCCTCAGCAATAAACTCGTCGGTGATATCACCTAAGATTTGTCCTTTTCCTGTCTTCTTAGCATGGGCTTGTGCTGCCTTGAGCGATTTCACGGCCTGGTCATATGTAAACTCATACTCTTCATTCATGGCCCAAAACCAGGTATGAGTGAAGACCGCCCATAAGGCATTAGCGGCTTCTCTGATTTTGTTTTCTTGTTTTCTATTCATGTTTTCTCCCTTTTAAGTTTTGTTATTAAGCGAGCTTGTTAAGAAGCTCTTTAAAGTTCTTTTCGATTGCTGGCTTTGCATCTTCTGTGAAGTAAGGTAGATTGGCATATTCCGCGACTGTTTTAAAATCGGGATGGTCTTTGGGGAAAAGATAATATTTTCTCCCGACCGCCACGACATTAGCGAAGAGATCTCTATCGAGCAGCACATAGATTCTGTATCCAGGGCCGCCAGCCATGAGGAAGCCCTCATGATTTTCACCGTTGATTTTAAGATTTTTAGTTTTCAATGTTTTCATTTTAGTTCTCCCTTTTAATTTTTGTTTTATGTTTTTCGATTATTTGTTTTTCACTTTAAAACCCAAGGCATTTAAGGCCGCCTTGGCCTTGCGATATTCTTCTGACTTGGCCCTGCGATATTCTTTTAAATTGATGGCCGGCCGACCTAAGGCATCCGCGGCCGAGCCGATGGCCCAACCCTCATCATTGATGGGCCGGTAGGTAGTCACGGTCTTCTTTTCAAGGTCGACAAGATAGATCCACTCAAGATCGCCGTAATCATTCCAATCATTCGGATTGGCCGATGGGCCGAAATAGATCTTGTCCTGATCAGCGGCCTTATTGAAGATTTTCCCGATGCTCTCTTCCTTTAGAAATTCAATCAGCGTCTCGAATGCCCCTTTGGGTACATATCGTAGTGGTGATAGATCACCGCGTAACGATCATAACTTTTAAAGATAAACTCACCTCGTGTACTCATCTTTTCTCCCTTTTATTTTTTGGCCCTCATCAGGCCCTATTCTTTGCTTTTGTTTTCCCCTTCAGGGGAGGGCCAGGTGGTTAGGCTGGCCCTGGGTAGTGTAGTCATTTAGCTCGTTGTCGTTACATATATCATATCGCCAATCGCGATATGAATCAAGGGAGGTAAATAGCTGAATTGTGGTGCGCGTCAATGATTCTAGGTAGTTATGAAGAAAAAATATTTAGGAAAAATGCAGAAATGGCGTGATTCCAACATATTGCGCAGTGTCAAGAGAAAAATTAGTAGAAAATTCAATATTGGCCTGATTCCAACAGGATGCGTAAGAACCATATCACAAGTGGCGGTAACGTGTATTTAGACTAGGAATTAAGCTAAGCTTGGAGCTTTAAAATAGGCCCTTATGTAAGGCTTAAATTAGATTTTAAAGTAGGCCTTGAATTAAGCTTTAAAGTAACTTTTCAATTAAAGCTTAATTTAGAATTTAGTGTAAATTTTCAATTAAATTTAAGCTTAGGGCCTAGTGTAAACTCTAAATTAAAACTAGGCCTTTATTTAGGCCTTCAATTAAGAATTAAACTAGCAATTTTGGCGCATCATTATTATGCGCGATGGTCGCCCAAAATGCATCTCCTCATGATGCAGAATTGCTAATGGCCAGCATCAGAATTGCTAACAATCGGGAGGGAAAAACAGATAAGCAGAGCTAATGAGCAGAGTGAATAGAGCTAATGCTGAAAAGTGGAATTGGAATTGAAAAGAACACCAGGAATTGAAGCATGGATCTTGGAGCGATGGTGAATCATCATCACACCTCGTCATGGTGTGGAATCAATCAAGCAAAGTGAAATAGACTTTGGAAGGAAAACAGAAATTGGAATTGAAATAGAAATATGACAATTGAAATTGAGCTTGGAAAACAGGAATTGGAACATGGAAGATTGAAAACTAGCAAAGTGAATAGAACACTAGCAATTGAAGAGAAGCTGACAAGTGAAAAGTAAACTAGCAATTGTCAGCTACGGATCGATGCATGATAGTAACTAGCGATCATACCTCCTCATGGTATGGAATTGAGCTAGCAAGCAAAGTGAACATGGAAGGGAGAAGAGAAAAGGGAGAAAAGAAGAAAAGAATAGAAAAATAACAATCCACGGCCAAGGGCCTGATAGTACGAGGATCGTACTAATTCTGCTGGCTTACGTCGCTAATAATGTTAGCTCCTGCTGCATAATCAGGTGTACACTCATTAGACGCCCATTGACGCGCATTTAAACGCCCATGGAAGCGCAATTAAATCAACACCTTATCAGCGTGTCGTGTGCTAAGTAGCCGTGTTCTAATGCGCTGCTAATTCTCGTGGCCACACGTTGGCAACAAAATTCCAATACTTGTAAGCAATGATTTGTAGGCCCTGGTAATCACGTAGTCATGCTAAGTAGTTGATATCATTGACGTGGTGATAAGTGCCTGAATTCTTCTAACCCCTTGTAATCACAAAAAGCATGAAAAAAAAGTTCAAAATTGACGGCCTCAAATTTCATAAACCATTTCATTTTTTTTGGCATTACCCCTGTCTATTTTCCATTCTTTCGTGTGCATCAGCTCGATACCATGAGAAGGTATGGTTGTAGTTTACTAGTTCTAACAGATCCTTCATTCTCTATTCACAATTTCTCATTTTTCATTTTTCCTGACATTACCCCTCTGTATTTCTGTGTCCCTTGCATAGTTACTACACCATGAGTAGGTGTATTCCTAGTTTTCTACGTGCATAGTTTTTCCACAATCAATCATAGTTATTTTTTCATTTTTCTTTTTTTGGGCATTACCCCTCTGTGTTTCCTTTGCTTGTGTGCATAGTTGCCACACCATGAGAAGGTGTAATAACCGTGTACTAGTTCTCTCAGATCCTTCATTCCCTATTTTTCTCATTTCACTCTCCCTTCATATTTTTTCTGTCATTACCATGTATGTTTGTGTATGTATGCCATACCATGAGAAGGTATATTCGTGCTTACTAGTGCTAATCGTTCTGTTTTCTCTAGTCTCTAATTTTTATTTTCCCTCCCTACTAACCATTACCCCTAATGACGCACCTGCTCTGAGTTGTCGCAAATTATGCGACAACTGATCTTGCGAAGTTGTTAAGGAATCCTGAATAACTGAAATAATGGTTGTCATATCCAACGTCATATCCGACAATGTTTAGTGTTGTCGGATATGACTTAGCTAAATCCCTCAAGACTTAGCGAGCATAACCGTGCCTCGCGCCTCTGAGGAGAATCGCGAGTGAAGGGATAAATCCCTAATGGTTGGGGGAAGTTCTACTTCCCCTTTTTTATTTCTCTTTTTTGCTGGTGGACTGGATGCGCTTTGAAGAAGACTGCGGAACAGAAGCGACGAGAACGTCTGGCCCTATTCCAAAATTATGTGTACTTCACTGATATTCGCGCCATGTTCAAAGCTTGGATGGAGATGAGTGAGGAAGATCGCGAGCTCATCAAGAAAGAGTGGGGTGATTACGGTAATTGGCTGCAAGCTAATCGGCCTAACGAGTAATATCCTTCTTGAAGTAAACAATCGTTGTGCCGGTTGTATTCCCTTGCATTGATTCGCCAGATCCAGGATGAATGAACTGGATCCGGCCTTGTAACGTCTCATAGTAGAAGTTTTTCTTCACGTACTTTTGAAAGACTGCTGAACTTTGACAATTGAGCGGTAGAATCATCACGACAATAGGACACTCGCCGTTTATTACTTCTTCATAGGCCTTAGCAATAAATTCCGCTTTTCTACTAAATGGCGGATTACAGAACACGCGATTTTTCCCCCACGGAATGGTAAGGGCGTCTATTCCCTCGTCGAAATAAAATCCTGCTGGGGCCTTGCAATCATTTCTCGTGCAGGCCGCATCTAGCGTAAAGTTGAATATCGCATCTAACTGCGCATAGAGCGAGTGCGGGGTTCTAAAAGTATCGGTTTTTCCTTTACCCGTAGGATAAGCTTCTGGCCGCATATTAATCCGCAAAGAATGAATCAAGAATAAGCATGACCAGGAGAATGATTGCGCCGGGGAGAACAAAATCCCAGAGATATTCTAGCACTTCATCCCAATTCATATTTTTTTCCAGTTATTAAACAGCATCTTTGAGGGACTTTTTCTCTTCGGCTTCTTTGATTACCCTATCTTCTTTCTCTATATCATCGAGATATTCTTCACCTTGCATCGGGGTGATCTGAATTTTATAGAGGTTATCAGGCCCAAAATTAAGCTTGCCCATGCCCACGTAGCTCATAAACATAAGCCTTATCATCCAATCAACTCTGCGATCTTTTTTCGCCCCCTCCATGTGGATAATCCCACAGGTTAAAGTTACGCAGTAGTCCTTCATGGTAAGGATTGCTCTTTGTACCGTAGGGGTATCTGCTGTTGTGAAATAGTAGGAATATTCGCCATCCTTAGACTTTTCACTCCATTCAAATTCAGGTTGAGTGCATTGGAGTAGCAGCTTTTGAATTTCAGGAAAGCCCATATAGACTTTCATGAGATGAGGGCAAGCTTTTGCGTATGCTCCTGGTTGTCCGCAATCTCGGTTAATATATTCTCGCACTTTTTCCTCCTATATTTTTTTCCATGTTTGAAAAATCCCGTGATCTTCATTTTCTAAGTTATACATTTGGAAAATAGTTGGATCGTCCCAGTGAGACTGCGGATGTCCTACTTCTAATGGCACCCACTCATCCCAGCTACCAACAACTCCCCAAGGACGGGTAAGTCTAATTTTCTTTACGATTACGTCGGGATAACATGCCGCGACCCACGCTAATCCCGAATCGACCCCAATAAACATTTTGGCCTTAGAGATAAGTTCTGCTCCGGCCATTATATTAAATGGCCGTATCACGCGAAGGCCTGGCACAATCTTGTCGTTCGGCCCTGCAATTTGGACTAAATTCCCCGTAGGCCCATATTTTTTCACGATGTGTTCGATTAGAAAGTCGGGCATCTCACCATTAGATCTACCTGTTGTATGTAAGAGAATGAGTTCTCTTTTCTCGTAAGGATAATCTTCGCAATGATAAAGGCGGGGACGTTTTAGAAATATTTGGCCGTTCCCACCTAGTACGTTCTTAATAATCGAATAGTTTGCTTCCGCATTAGACGTATATACTCGCGGTGAACCAAAGGATTTGCGATAATTACATTTCAAGTGATCACAATCCTGCCACAGATCAATGCTTAATTCCGGCAACCATCCTTTTTCTACGCGGATAACATACGGATTATGATTAAACACCCAATGATGATCTACATCGATCAAGCATTGTCCGGTATTACGAAAATAATTTTCTGGTAAGGAAGTGAACTGAATCGAATCACCGATGCCCAAGTAGGAGCGCGGAGCAGGATAGAGGCGAATCCCTATCGTCTTCGCTTTAAAGGCCGGAAGCAATCGTTTAAGCCGCCGCACGCGAAGGATTGCGCCCATCATAGCTCCTTAAATTTTCGTGCAAAGTTCTTACTTAATTGGAAATGTAAGTGGCGGCCGTAACCCGAATCATGATCCACGATGAGTTTTGGTAATCCCGTCGCCTTATCAATCGCCCCTAAATGCCCCGCCACTTTAGTGAACGCGACTTTTAGTTCTCCTAGTTGTTCGGGGGTCATGTGCTTTACGGAAATATCGAACGCGCGGCCTTCACTGTGGGTCGTCGATTCCCGGTGTAATAGTATATCTTCTAGCGTCGTAGATACCGTAGAAGTGACGATACCATCTAGTTTTATGCCAAACTGAAGCTTGATGAATATGAGTACGTTGTCGAGGAGGTTCTGCATTAAAGGATGGAGCTTGTATCTGCGCTCATAGTCCTTAAGTTCTTTGTAGCAAACGGATTTATCAAAGAAAATCACAGCTTACCTCCGCGCTCATAGTGTCAAAAATTTGACACCTTAAACAATTCTCATTTTAATATTGCTAGAGGTCAAATTATTTTTGCGTATATCAAGGGGTGCAATTTGGGAGAAAACCGAAGTTATGATCGTAGTTATATGGATGATGACATCGAGACCTTAGGGCCTAACGCTAGTCCGCGTCATCGGATTAAGCAGATTGATTGGGCGGTAGCGGACAAGATTGCCGCCTTAGGGCCTACCAAAGAAATTCTTGCGGATTATCTCGGTGTATCTCCGCAAATCTTAGATACTCGGTGCCGGAAAGACCTGGGCATGACTGCTTTGGAATATATCAATCAGAAGATGGCCCCTACGAAGATGCGGTTATTATCCTGCGCGATTGAAGAAGCGATCAAGAAGCGTAATCCCACTATGATGATTTTCATGCTGAAGAATCTCTGTGGGTTTGCAGACAAGAAAGAAGTTAAGCAAGAAGTGCAAGCGACGCAATCGCAAGTGAAGATCTTCCTGCCTGGCCAAACGCCGGAGCAACTTGAAGGGCCGAAGACCATTGAAGGGGAAGTAAAGAACGTGACCTCGGAACCTGTCGTACCCAAGAAGCGGCATCGTTCCCCCGCCAAGAAGCCTAAGGAATTAACCCAAGTGGCCTTTCGGGAAGAGGACGCGATTATTGAGCGGGAGAAATTAAAACCGGAAGGAAACACTTATGTCCAAGCGGTGTTTACTCCCGAAGAAGAGGCCTTTGCGATGGCCAAGATGGAAAAGTTAGACGCCAAGATAAAGGCCGAACAAGAAAAGTTAGCGCAAGAGAAGGCAGCACAAGAACAAGCGAACGAAAAAGTTGAAACGGTTGAGTAGGTTCAATGGCCAAAGTTTTTGGCCCTCAACCAGGGCCGCAGACGGCATTTTTAGCATCGCCCGCTGATATTTGTTTTTATGGCGGTGCCGCAGGAGGAGGAAAAAGCTTTGCTTTATTACTCGAAGCTTGTCGCCATATTGATGACCCTAACTATCGCACGATTATTTTTCGCCGTTCTTATCCTGATATTACCAACCCTGGCGGCCTCTGGGATGAATCGAAAAAAATTTATCCCTTTGTTTCCGGCGTTCCCTCAGAAACCCAACTCCGTTGGAAATTTCGTTCCGGCTATGAAATTAAATTCGCTCATCTCGCCGATGATCATGCCTTGTCGTCGTACTACGGGATTAGCGTTCCCCTTATTGAGTTCGATGAGTGTAATCACTTTAGTGAAAGGCAATTCTTCACCATGATGGCGCGTAACCGTTCGGCCACCGGGAAGGTTAGGCCTTACATTCGCTGCACGTGTAACCCTGACCCGACAAGTTGGGTGCGCAAGTTTATCGATTGGTGGATTGGAGAAGATGGCTTCCCCATCCGCGAACGCAGCGGGAAACTGCGCTGGTTTGTCCGGCAAGGGGAAGATATTCAATGGTACGAAAGTAAGGAAGCGGTCTATGCTAAGTTAGGCCGCGGGGATGAGAAGAATCCTATTCTTCCGAAGTCCGTTACTTTTATTTCTGCTTCCATCTACGACAATAAGATTCTGCTTAAGAACAACCCGGAATATCTCGCTTCCTTACAAGCATTACCACGGGTAGAACGCGAACGTTTACTTGGTGGGAACTGGGATGTGAAGCCCAGCGCGGGCAATGTATTTAATCGCTCGTGGTTTAAAGTGATTGATGCCTTACCTGCGGGTGGCATTAGGGCCATTCGCTTTTGGGATAGGGCCGCCACGCCGGTGAACGAATCGAATCGTGATCCTGACTGGACACGCGGACTGAAGCTTGTCCAATACGATAACGGCGTTTATGTCGTCGCCGACTTGCAATCCATGCGCGGCACGCCTTATCAAGTAGAACGCTTAATCCAAAACACGGCCTCCCAAGATGGTTATGCCGTCGCTCAATGGTGCGAACGTGAAGGTGGCTCGTCGGGCGTGAGTGATGCCACTCGTTTTGTCTCGATGCTTGCGGGTTATGAAGCACGCACGACTAAACCCATGACCGATAAATTAACTCGCGCAAGGCCAGTAAGTGCGCAAGCGGAAGCAGGAAATATTTGGGTCTTAAAAGCGGGGTGGAACGATGATTTCTTTAAAGAACTTGAAAATTTCCCTGAAGCACGTCACGACGATATAGTAGATAGTTTGTCTGGTGCTTTTAATGCTTTGGCCAAACGGCCATCAATCTTTAATCACCTCTAACCCAAGGAAAACAAAATATGGCACGGCCAAGAAAAGTAAAGAACGAAGCGCGTACTCCCATCCTCGTCGAAAATAACTTAACCGCAGCGGTCGGTATTCCTACTGGCACTTACAGTTTAATTAATCAAGCACAAGTCTCACGTTTAGAGACCGTTGAAAAAAATCTGCGCTACGGTTTAATTTCTAACAACTATGTTTTGCTTTCAAGAATGTATTTAGAGTACGGGCTTGTCCAAGCTCTAGTTGATACGCCGGTTGATGATGCGTTCCGTGGAGGCATTGAAGTTTATTCTAAGCAACTCGATGAAGAACAAATTGGAAAACTTGTTACCACCATTGATAAAGAGAAAGATTTATATGCCGCTGCTCAAGCGTGTAAATGGGATCGTTTATTCGGTGGTGCTGGGGTCATTGTGGTTCTTAGTGACCAAGACCCTGCATCACCGTTAGACTTAAAGAAGATTTCGGAAAAATCACAATTAAAATTCCAGCCTTGTAACTTATGGGAACTCTTCTTTACCCGCGGAGAAAATGGCGAATGGCAAATGCCCTCGTCCGGTGAAGGCGTTCCCCTCGAACAATCGATCATCCAAAGTGCGGGTTATATTAACCCTGAATTTTATCAATATTATGCCTGTAAACTGCATCACTCACGTTTACTAAAACTAATTGGTACGGAAGCTCCTAGCTTCTTAAGAGGACAGCTTAGAGGTTGGGGCGCGTCGATGCTTGAATCTATCGTGCGTCCCTTGAATGAGTTCTTAAAGATTTCTGATCTTACTTTTGAGTTACTTGATGAATGTAAAGTGGACGTGTTTAAAGTAGAAGGCCTTAACTCCGCGGTGATTTCAGAACAAGGTACAGAACAAGTTCGCAAGCGATTAACTATTGCGAATATGCAGAAGAATTATCAGCACGCCATTGCGCTCGATAAAGAAGATGACTTCGAGTATAAAAATTTATCGGGAGCGTTTGCTGGTATTGCGGAAGTCTCGAAGGAAAATCGCATTAGCATGGCCGGACACCTCCGTATGCCCATGAACAAGATTTGGGGCCAGAGCGCGTCCGGTTTTAGTAGCGGCCAAGACGATTTGGAAAACTACGCGGCCTTAGTTGACGGCCAAGTGCGGACGAAAATTAAATGGCACGTCCAACGCATGGTTGAACTCCGTTGCCAACAACTATTTGGTTTTGTCCCCGAAGATTTAAAAGTTGAGTTCCAATCGCTACGGATTATGTCGTCCGAACAAGAACAAGCGGTGAAGAACTCGCAATTCACTCGCTTAATTCAAGCACGCGAACGCGGCGAAATTACCCGTCATGAGTTCCGCGAAGGCTGCAATAAACTAAAACTTTTAGGTATCAGCTTAGATTTGGCCGGGGATGATTTAAATGAAGACGACCCTGAAGCAGAACGCTTGATTGAAAAGGCCGAAGAAAATCCTAGCTTAGAAACCGGCACTAAACTCCCCGGTTTACAGCGTCCCCACGTGAAATCCGGGGGCAATATTGACCAAAGTAAATCCGCTAAACGCAATTCCTTAGATGATAAGCATCTCCCTCCCTTCACTCCCGAGCAGATATTAGAAGAAGCGCAAGCGCAGAAACTGCAAAATACCGCAGGTTTTGACCGCGCTTCTTACATTGCCGAAGGTGGGGACAAGTGGACACGCGGCCGTCCAGCGGTCTTCTTTGAAGACTATACGGATAAGAAGCTGTGGGACAAGGCACGTCAAAGAAGCATTGAAGCTTTTGGCCGCGAAAAATGGGAATTCATTGCGTGGTGGTACATGAAACACGGTGGAAAATTTAAAATGTAACATATCAAGGTGGTTTAGATGACAAGTCCTGTCGTGCGCTGGTTCCCTGGCATGAAGCTGAGTGATGTAGAGAAGCAAATTATTGCTTGTGCGAGTAAGTATTTTCCAAACTCTGATCAAGCAGCGGTGTCGTTAGGTATTTCCAAGAACAAATTTGTTTACAAACTAGCAGAGATAAAAAGAGAAAATGAAGCAGAAGAACGAGCGATGGATGAACTCGTGGCGGGCCAGAATGAGGCGATATTGCGATTTAAAAGGATGGCCGCATCCGCGACGGTGGCCCAAGAGAAAATGGAATACCGGAAAAACCTGGAGGAGGAGAATCGCATTGAAAACTCTATTGAAAGATGATCCCAAAGTGGATTATGGCTTCCCGGTTAAGCGAGGTTATGTAGCGGTAAGTAGTTCCCCGCAAGGGACTTACTTTCTTTCGGAAGATGCGCCCTTTTGCTTAACGAGCGACCGGGATTGTGCGGCGGTGTTTGAAGATTACGAAAATGCGCGAGCATCGTTAGAAGTCTTTAAAGATTCGATCTTCATTGAGACCGAGAAGCAGCAAGACATAATTCATTTTTTCCGGGTAGAGAATATCGAACAACTATGAGGCCGTTCAAAGCAGACTGGGTTTTTATTGATAAGGTTGAAGCGGAACTGCAAAAGCAGTTCAAGCGTTATCTCTACGCTCCGATCAAGAAAATCTTCCAAAGAAAAGAAATCATTTCTAATGCTAATCCTAAAGACCGTGAATTTTTAGAGCGTCCGAGTATTGAGGAAAAGTATCGGCGGATAGAAGCAGAGGTTACGCCAAAATATCCTGATACTTCTACCGACCTAAAGGCGGCATTACGTAGTGGGCGAATTCAATACTGGGCGAATAAGTTTACGGGAAGATTTGATGCAAAGGTCTCGAAGGATATTAGAAATCTTGGCGGCCAATGGCGAGATAGTGAAGGCGGCCACTTCTACTTACCCTTAACGAATATTCCCCAACACGTCGCGAAAGTTATCACCGAAGTGAATCATGATTTCACGGTGCGCTTAGAAGAAGCAGAAAAGGAACTCCGCGGGGTTGACGGCCTTAAAGTTGCGGCAGCGTTTATCGCTACCGGATTATTCTTAGAGGCCTTAGAGCGTAGCGAGAAAGATTTTGAAGAGACAATGGCCGAAACAGATAAGGATGCCGGCGATCTTCCCCCTCCTCCTAAAGCTACTCCTCCCAAGAAAGCAGAGGAAAAACAAATTGAAAAGCGCGAGGAAGAACTCGCAGAAGAAGCTCCTAAGAAAAAGACCCTCGATGAAATTGCAGCAATGTGGGAAAACAACATGAAGTGGAATATTCAGGAGTGGTCAGAAGATGAAGTGAAAAGTCTGCGCAAGAATTTGAAAGGCCTTATCTTCCAAATGAAGAATTTTGACAAGAAAAATAAACCGAAAGACATGGATAAATATATTTTGGAACACTACGGTGCCAAAATTTCGGAAACGATTTATCCCGGCATCCAAATGAAAAATCTTACGAAAGCGGAATTATTTAAAATTGAGAGCAAAGCTTCCTTTCTTGCGCGGAATGAATTTGGCCTTTTCATGACCACGTATAAATATGAGCGTTCTAAAGAATCTGGTTGCAATTATTTTCGCTGGGTAACGGAAGGTGATGATCGCGTGCGTCCCTCGCATAAACCATTCAATGGTAACATTTATAATTTCGATGACCCTCCTTATGATACGCAACTCAAGCGAGCAGTGCTTCCGCAAGAAGCATATAACTGTCGATGCGAAGCAATCCCGATTAAAGAATCACAACTCAAGCGTGATGAATCAGGAAAGTTGATGCGTAAACCTGATGGCTCTTTCATCATGGCATAAATTTTGTGACCAAATTTTGAGAATTTCTAAATTACATTTCTCTTCAATTGAGAAAATTTTTCTCCCTGCTAAAAATTAAAATTACTTTTCAAGTCAAAAGAAATTTTAATTTAAGGTTCTAGTGCATGATTCAGAACGCGACAGCGGGGAAAAGATTTTTCGGCAAACATTTCTGGCCGGGTGTAGCAGAATACCATGAAGGTGAACACGTCACGCGGGTGTATCTCAATGAAGATACGATTCGCCGAATGAATCCTTCTTTCGAGGGAAAACCTGTTTTCGTTCAGCACGTTGATGAAGTTATCTCGAAGCCGCTTGATGAATTAAAGCAAGAAGCGGACGGGTGGGTAATTCGTTCCTTCTATAATGAAGTAGATGGTGATACGTGGGCCGAATTTATTGTGGTCTCTCAACGCGGCCTTGATGCTATTCGGAAAGGTTGGCGTCTAAGCAATGCTTACATTCGCAAGAATACGATTCCGCAACGTGGATTGTGGAACGGGGTGCCTTACGATGAAGAAATAACCGATGGCGAATTTGAGCATCTGGCAATCGTTTCCTCCCCCAGGTACCAGCAGAGCGTGATTCTCACGCCGGAAGAATTTAAATCCTACAACGAACAAAAGAAGGCGGAACTTTCCCGCTTACAAAATAGTGCAGATAAACACCAGGAGAAATCAATGCCTTTCAATTTTTTCAAGAAGGCCAAGTTAGAGAACGGCCTTGACTTGGACGGACTGACCGTTCAATTGCCGAACACCAAACGTGAAGTTGCTTTAGTCGATTTGATTAAAGAAGCCGACGTGGAAATGAAAGAAATCAAAGATCAAATCATCTTAGTCAATGAAGAAAAAGACGAACGGATGACGATTGAAGAAGCCGTGAAGGAAATCAAATTCCTCCGCAATAAATGCAACGAACTTGAAGAAGAAAAGAAGAAAGAAAACGAAGAAGACAAGAAAGAAGAAGATAAGAAAGAGAACGAAGAAGACAAGAAAGAAGAAAACAAGTGCAACGAAGAAGATAAGAAAGACGAAGCGAAGTGTAACGAAGACGAAGAAAAGAAAGATAACGAAGACGATAAAGATAAAAAAGAAAACGAAGAAGATAAAAAAGAAGACAAGAAAGAAAACGAAGAAACGGTAGAGGAAGTGAAGGAAAAGACAGAAGAAAAAGTCGAAAAGAACTTCCTCAACGAATTACTCAATGCTCAACAAATTTGCGACGGCCAAGTGGCAGAAGAAAACATTTTGTTACCTTCTGATCGCGAAGCCTTAGGCCGCAAATATTATTAATTAGGAGACAGAAATGGCTTTAACTTCAGGTGCAATTAGTCTTGTAAAGAAATTCGCTAATCACATTCAAGTTGCCGGTACCGCGGCCACGGGTGGAACGGGGCCGTATTCCTACACCTGGCATTACAGCACCACGTCTGGGTTCAGCCCCGACAGCGGCAATAAAGCTGATGGTGCTACGGGCCTGCAAGCGACGATTAAAGGCCTGGTTCCCGGCCAGACTTACTATGTGAAAATGTTGACTACGGATGAAGGTGCTTCCGGTGCGACCGTGGCCTCCGACCAATTAACGGTTCAAACGTTACCTTTTGAAGACAACCAAAACCAATTCATCCAGACCCCTGGCCTTGGCCAAGTTGATTTACGTTACAGCGTGAACACCATCTCTGGCCTTGCTGGTGAAGATTTAGTGAGCGGCCAAGCGGTGAAATTTGGTTCGGACAACAAGTTACACGCCTGCACGTCCAACTCTGATCGCGTGGATGGCTTCATTGTCCTGAACGTGAAGAAAAACACCTACGCGAATAACGACGCTTTAGAAATTGCTCGCGGTGGTTCTTACATCACCTTAAGAGCTACTTCTGCTTTGTCGGCCGGCGATCCCGTTGCCATTGACCCTAGCTGCATCGGTGGCGTCACGGCGATTGTCTCCACTGAAGACCCTTGCGGCCAGGCGATGAAGACGGTCGCTGCCGGTGAACTCGTAGTTGTTTATCTTGCTTGCCCCGCCCTCTAATAACCGCTTACGTATAGGAGAATAAAAATGTCTGAGTATATTTTGAAAAATTCACAAGGCCAAGCAGTAAAAGTCAGTGGCCATGAAATTAAATTAACGAAGAACGAAGCAAATGCCGTCGATTACATTCGCGCTCAAGCTGCGGCCATGACCAAAAACGACGCAGGTATTGATCAGGTCATTACGACCCTTACCGCGATTGCCAAGGAAGTCTCGACCCAAAAATTTTACACCGTCGATAATCTTTCGGATTACATTCCTTTTGATATTGGCACGGGTGCTTGGCTTCAATCTGTGGCCACTTTCCGTTCGTTTGAATTAGGCCAAGACTTTGAAGCGGGGATTATCAATCAATCGACCGCTGATGGGAAATTATCTTCGGTCGATGCAACCGTGGATATGATCCAACAGCCTATCAAGAATTGGGCCAAGAAAATTTCTTACTCCCTCTTCGCGATGAAACAAGCTGCGGCCACTGGTGTATTCGACTACGTTTCCGCCCAAGAAAAGGCCCGTAAGAAAAACTGGGATCTCGGTATCCAGAAAGTAATTTTTATCGGTACAAAAACCGGCGGTAAAGGTTTAATCAACGCTGACGGCCCTACGGTTGATACTACGACCATCGGCAAACCTTTCTCTTCGATGGACTACAGCGAACTCAACACGTTTGTCGCGACCGTCGCTGCGAAATGGTACGCTAACAACTATGCAACCGCGAAAGCGAATCGCTTCGTGATTCCCCTCTCTGATTTCGTGGGATTGTCGGCCTTCACCAATCCGGCCTATCCGTTAATCACGAAATTCGACGCTTTGGACAAAGCTTTCAAAGCACAGTTCGGAAGCGACTTCAAGATTCTTCCGGCCGCTTATGCGGATGCTGATCGGAACGGTTTAGGCGGATCGACCAACCGCTATGCTTTATACAATAGCGAAATCGAAACGCTGAAAATGAGCATCCCTCTGCAATACAACAGCTTGACCCTTTCTACGCTCAATGGCTTCAGCTATGAAAGCGTGGCCTGTGGCCAATTTGCCGATGGGATTACCGTTCTCCGGCCGCAGGAAATTTTATATTTCGACGCCCCGGTTGCTTAATTAAGTCCCCAACCATGCGCACGGCACAGGCGCAGTAGAACTCCTTGAGACCTGGTGGGCCAAAACCCACCAGGTTTTTATAAAGAGAAAAAATGAAATACGCGAACCCCACTATCGATGAATTTAAAGCTTACTGGACGAGGGATTTCCCTTATTCCACCGATCCAGCGGAAGGGGTTACGGACACCGATATTGCGAAATGTTTCACGCAAGCGAACTTTTCGATCAATCAAAACTTATTTGCTAGTCAAGAAGATTACACTACGGCCTATATGTTATTGGCCGCGCACTATTTAGTGCTAGATATTCGCCTCGCTACGCAAGGACTGAACTCGACCTATCAATGGGCCGTATCAAGTAGAAGCGTGGGCGCGGTCTCTGAATCGTATTCGATTCCCACTAATTTCCAAAATAATCCGTTCCTCACGATGCTAAGTCAGACAGGATACGGTGGAAAATATTTAGCGTTGTTACTCCCGCTGATGCACGGAAATGTTCTTTCGATCCAAGGCCAAACGTTGCCTTAACACGGGAGGAAGCAGGTGGAAATTACATTCAAGGCCAAAACTAATAAGTTGGATAAGCTTATTCGTAAGCTGAATGACACTAAGACTTTGTGTGTTGAAGTTGGCATTTTAGGGCCGCAAGCACGTCAAATCCATCCTTCTACTGCGGAAGATGAAAAGAAATATCCCGTCGGCCGTATTGGACGCATCCATGAGTATGGTGAACCGAAGGTCAATATTCCTGAACGTTCATTCCTGCGTTGGCCTATTTGGGATGATTTGTTTTGGAGCTTAGTACAAAGGTACCAGGGCAAAAGCATCGTTTGGAATTTACTTTTCGAGCGTGCGAACTTTGCGGCCATGTTAGGGGCCACGGCGGTTCAGGTCGTTCAAGACGCTTTTGATCGCGGCGGTTCTACTAAAAGAACATGGAAGGCCTTAAATCCGAAATACGCTAGAACTAAAACTACTCAACAGATATTAGTCGAAACGGAAACGTTACGGCGTTCCATCGGTTTTCGCATGGGAGAAAACGCCTAATGATTAATAACGCTGCCAACTTCCCTTTTAGCAAAACGAATCAGATGCCGAATATGGCCCAAACGCTGCAAGCGTGGCTGATTCCTCTTACCTTTGGGGTTGTTACAAAACAACAGAACGGGTTTTTCACCCGTGAAGTTGTCGTCAAGAAAAGTTTTGATGGGGTTTGGCAACCGCTGACCTACGAACAACTGAAAGTTAAGAATGAAGGGGAACGTTCCTGGAAATGGTTTTGGTGTCACACCTTAATTGATTTAGGCCTTAAACCAGATGACGTGATCATTTATCAAGGCACGCAATACCGGGTAATGGGTGCTAAGGATTATACCCTTAACGGTTTTTATGAATACGAATTGATTGAAGACTTCCGCGACGCAGGGCCGTGGGAAGAAGAAGACGAGGAAGAAGAACCGACGCCGGAACCGACACCTGATCCAACTCCAGACCCCGAACCTGAACCGGATGATAATCCTGATGATAACCCTGATGGAAATACTGACCCTCCTACCGACGATAATACTGGTGATGATGATAATCCTGGTACCGTTGATAATCCTGATCTTCCTTCTAACGATCCAGAAGGAACTAATGTAGATGACGGTGAAGGAGGAGGTGACAATGGCTGATTTAGTCCTCACCTCCCCAATTCGTTCACTGACCTACGGCCGCCATATTAATATGACGGCATTTGGGGGTACCGCCCCTTATACCTATTCGGTGAAGAGGAATGGTGCCGGCGGAAGTGTCGTGCCACTAGAAGATGGCAGCGCAACTTACTTTGCGCCATTAGAATTACCGTCGAATGGAATTTGCGTTGATCAAATCAACGTTGTTGATGCGGAAAATAATAAAGCAAGTACGAGCATTATCATTGGCGATTACATCACGATTTTCTGTGACGTGATTGCTCATGAAATGGATTTATACGACCGAGTATTTATCGCTAGTCAGAAATTTGAATGGCCTAAGGACGATAAGCTTTTTATCGTGGTGGACGTTGCGACAACGCGACTAATTGGAAATAACGTTGAGTATCGTACAATTAATAGCATTTACTCTGAAGTTAAGACGATTAACTCCTGTGCTACGTTTAGTGTAAATGCCTATAGCCGCAGCTTAGAAGCATTACACCGCTTCCCGCAAATCTTATCTGCATTTTCTTCGGCCTACGGCCAAGAACAACAAGTGCGTAATGGCATCAGGATTTCCACATTACCGAACGGCCCTTTAGTAAATAATTTAAGCGAACTCGATGGTAGCTCGATGCTCTATCGTTTCCACATGAATGTAAGTGTTTTCCATAACGATCAAACAATAAAGGCGGTTGACTACTACGATAGTTATCAGCTTGCAACAAAAGTGAACGCATAAGGAGATATACATGGCAAATTTGGCCCTATCGAACATTATTGTCGTGCAGGTGTCGGCCACTCCGAGTGGTCTCGGAGAATTTAATACCGGCAACCTTGCCATCTTTACCCACGAAGTTCCGGGCGAATCTTTCGGTTCTGATCCGTACAAAATCTATTTGACTTCTACGGAAGTTGCCGAAGATTTCGGCACGGCCTCCATCACGACCAAAGAAGCGAACGCGATTTTCGCGCAATCGCCCAACATTTTATCGGCCAATGGTTACTTGGCCGTAGTTCCGCTCAATCCTTCGAGCGTGAAAATTACTTTTAGTGCGGCCCCTGATGCCGGTAAATTAACCTTACATTATGGCACGGATACTACTCATGTTTCGGGCGATATTGATTATGATGCAGATGCGGATGCGGTGCAGGCGGCCTTAAGGGCCATCCCGGCGTTAGCGAAAGCGACGGTTGCTGGGAGCTTTGCTGATGGCTTCACCGTCACCACGCCCGGTGATTTAAATCCTTCTTTGGCCGAATCGAGCAACACGCTCACCGCCGATAGCGCGGCCGTTACGCTGACTTCTACCGTTTCTCCGGTGGAAACAATTTCTGATGCTATCGTTAGAACAAAAGCTTTATTCCAATATGTTGGGATCTTAACTACCCACATCTTAAGTCAAACGGAATTATTGGCCGCTGCGGCCACGATTCAACCGGAATACAAGATTGGGTATTTCCCTGGTACCGATGCGGCCGATATTGAAGTTGGCGGTAAATTAGATTTACTCCGGTCGGGGTCTTACAGCAGAACGCGCGGTCTCTACTATGGATTAAGCGAAGAAGGTGCTTTACTTTTCGCTGCGGCCTATGCTTCGCGCGGCCAATGCGTGAACTTCTCGGGCAGCAACACCACGCTGACCATGAACTTAAAAGACCTTGCTACGGTGCCGGTTGATACGACGATAACTCAGACGCTGAAAAATAAAGCGGAAGCGGCCGGTGCAGATATTTACTGCTCGATTGAAGGTTTATCAAAAGTTCTTTCTTTCGGGGCCAATAAATATTTCGATCAAGTGCATAACCTCATCTGGTTCTGCCGCAAGTTAGAAATCGATGCTTTCAATTACTTGGCCATGACGAGCAATAAAGTTCCGCAAACTGAAGCGGGCGCGGACGGTTTAGATAACGTGTGCCGCAAAGTATGTGCGCAGGCCGTAATCAATGCTTACGCTGCTCCTGGTGAATGGACGATTCCTGACACCTTCGGCGACCCGACTACTTTTAAACAGAATATTAAAGAAGTCGGCTATTACGTCTATCACACGCCGCTGGCAAATCAATCGGCGGCGGAACGGGCGAGCAGAAAATTACCGTTATGCCAAATCGCTTTGAAAGAAAGCGGGGCCGTACATGGTGCCTCGATCCTAATTTACGTCAATGCATAATATAGGAGGAAATAATAATGGCAACCCTATCTCTCGTCGGTTCGGACACCATCATTATCAATGACCGTGTGTTCACCGATTTATCTACGGCGACCGTTGGGACGCTAACGTTCGAGAACGACGCCGCTAATATTCAAGTTGGGAAAGACCAGAACGCTATCTTTGCTTATAACGCTCCCGGGGCGCAAGCATCGTTAGAGTTACGGGTCATTCGTGGCTCGAATGATGACAAATTCCTTAACGGACTTTATGCCCAACAATCGACCAATTTTGTGGGCTTCACGCTGATGACCGGCGTGCTAGTCAAGAAGATTGGCGATGGTTCGGGCGGAACGTCGAATGATAGTTACACGCTCAGTGGTGGGATTTTCGCTAGGGCCGTGGACGTGACCTCGAACGTGGAAGGCGATACGGAGCAAGGGAGTTCCGTGT